TAATTCTACTTGTTTTACAGCTATGGGTCGAGCTTGCTTATCATATCCTGACAAAGATCTATTTATTCTAGCATTACCTTCCCCTGTTGTTCCTGTTGTAGTTTCAATAACCTTAGGATAAGGATGGATAAAATTCTTACTTAGATCACCTTTATAATTAAGTCCGTCTGGTTGTAAATTTTTTAAATTTGTAGCATAAATAAATTTGCTTTTATTTTTAATTGATTGTTTACCTGTTTTTCCAAAAACTAATTTATCTTTATTATTATCAAATTCTTTTCTAGTAATATATTGTTTTCCCTTATTATACTTTTTAGCAACTTTGCTTTCTCCGGTTAAATCTTTTGCGTTCATATCTAAAAATTTATCACCTACTTTTATTTGAGGTGCGTTATCAATAATTAGTTGTAATTCTTCTACAGTTCTTCTTGGGGAATATTGATTTCTAGCTCTTGTGCCTTCACGAAACCCTACTCTTCCGCCATCATTTAACCCTTGTGTAGAAAATTGATTTTTTAAATCAAATCTATCTCTAAACGTATAGGCCGTTGATTCGTATTCACCGGTTACTGGATTTACTATAAACTTTGTCATACTAATGAAACTATGCCTCCTTTTGCTTGTTTTGGTTTATCGTCAGGATCAAAATAATCGTCAAAATTTTCATCGTATAATGATGTTGGTTCTTCGCTAACCGTATCGTCTCCAAGATTATCTATTTGTTTTGCTAAAGCTTTTCTTCGTCCTATTTCTAAAACTTGATCTTCTGGCTCCATTTTTAAAATAGCACTTGCTTCGCTTGTTGATATACCAAGTTCCTTTTGATTTTTTGGTAAAGGTCCACTTAAAGTATCAAACACATTTTTATTATTAGCAAGTTCTGGTTTAGCTTTTATCTCTTTAATAAAGTTTGGAAAATTTTCTAGAACATATGGGTCTTTACTTGTTTTTAATGTATTTTCTAATCTTGCAATTAACACTTGTGCTTTTGTAAATCTACCTTGACCTGCTTTTTTAGGTACTCTTGATTTTAACGTCTCAGTTATATCACTTAAGACTGCATCTTTATTAAGAACACCATCTTTATCAAACAGATCATCAATTCCTTTTGTGCCATCATCTACAGGAGTTGCTTTACCTTTACCGCCTTCAATAACTTTTGGTTTAAAACCTTTAAACATTTCTTGTCCTTCCGCCAAACTTTCTTCTTTGGTTGGTAATTGATCATCTTTAGGTCTATAAAGATTTTTTCTTTTAATTTCCATATCCGATAATCCCTCGGATAGTTCCTTTAACTTTTCAGCTCTGCCCAAAATACTTTCACTAGAAGGTTTTTTGGAAGCTGTGATGTAAGCCTCATAAATCATTCGTGGATTTTTATCATCTCTAACAAGATCTATCTCTAGTCTTTTAATATCTGATTGTAGACTTCTCTTAAGTCTTAAATTATTAAGAATATTATTTTTTTGAACTGTAGTTAAAGCTATATTATTATCTTTTATGTATTTTAAGTCTTCCGTAAATCTTGGAAACATTTGTTCTGTTTCTGCTCTTAACACACTATACTTACTACCAGCCGTTCCATCTATTTTAGAAAGAACAAAATCGCTTTTTAAAGGATTTGAAAAAGTTGAGTTAATTGACATAAGCTCACCTTTTTCTACTTTAGATGGTATTCTAATTACTTCATTACCTGGAATAACGGGTTCTAATTTTTCTGGTGCTTTAACACCTGTTGCTTCTTCAGCAAGTTCTTTAGCTAACTTTTCTCTACCCTTACCTAGTGTTTTAACAAAGTATGTGTATGCCTCTAAAAATGCTTTTATGCCATCGTCAAATATTGCCATTAATAATAAACCTTTTTTCTGGGCTCTGTTTTTTCATCTACATAGTCCTCTGGGTGAGTTACTAATCCGCCCTGTCTAAATCGCATGATCGCTTGTGTAGTCGAGTCAACAAGGTCATCATGATCTCCAAATGGAAACGCTGCACATTCTTCTATTACTTCATCTGCAAATTTTTTATCTGGTGCCCATATCATACCAGACTCAAAAAGCGGTGCGCAAGCATTTACTCTAACATGTTTATCATTCCCTCTGCTAGGTGTAAAGTTAACAACGGGTATGTCCATCTGCCTTAATTCGTAAGTTAAAGGCAGTCCTGAAGCCTTTGCTTCTACAATTACTGTTTCTGGATGCCAGTACTTATATTGTTCCAGAGCCAATCTACGTAATTCAGGGAACTCGTATCTACCTTTTATGGCATCAAGAAGTATCAAATTAGCTGGTTGATCTTCTGAAGGATAGAATACTCCCCACGTTGTTATGGCAGAATAATCGGCAGTTTCCTTTTTCAAGTACGCTGTATCGTAAGATTGTATCACATGTTGAAGAGGAGGTATAGTATCTTTTGTATATTTCATCCACCACTCTCGTTTAAGAATAGCACCTTCCTCACTGGTAGGTTCTTGCATCCACTGCGCGTTCCATTTAGCAACAGGTAGGGTTGCTTTTACTTTTTCTAACTCATCTAGATTCCAATACTCTGGCCATACAGGTTTAGCTTCCTTTGTTCCTTGGTCCATGATTGCTGGAAATTCGACCACGTGCCACTGATCAGACTTAGCTTCTTTTTGTTTAGATAGTAGTATGCCTGTTAGATCTTT